TCAACCATATGCAACAAAGACTGAAAGTGTCACTCCATTCTTGGTAAGGTACTGGGAAGGATTTGTTACTTTAACACCACCAATTGATTCCTGGATTGAAGAAGTTGCTATAACAGTTAATAACACAGTAGAAAATGAAACTATTAATGTACTTCCTGATGAAAATATAACAATAGTAAATGATGTTGTTGTAGATGAGCAAGTTTTTGTAGATGCCCCCAATGTTCAAGCAGGAACATCACCAGAGTTGTGGATAGAAAACGCACAAGCAATTCTTAATGGTGTCACACAAATTGGTGGTTATACAATTTCACCAGCAGGAGTATTAAATAGTGACAGAAGCGATAGAAACAATCGGGGCAATGGAATTACCAATGATGGTAAGTTACGAATAACCGTAAACTTTGATGAAGTTACACAACAAGATAGAGCCATAATTAATCAGTTACTTCCTCCAGATGCTGCTGCGGATTTCTTCGGAAGAGTTGATCAAGGTGGCGGTCTCGGGTGGAATACAATTATATTTGATCCACGTCGCCCCACCAGGGGCATCGAGGCATTACTTAACGGCGGTGGCGGTGGCGGTGGCACCACTATAATAGACACAACTGTAGATGTAGTTACTACACAAGAAGTATCAACAGAGTCTTCAACAACATCAATAACTATTCCTCCAGAAATAACAATAAGTGAGTCTACATCAGAATCTATTTCAAACTTTACAGAACCAGTAAGATTTGCTAGAAGTAGAAATGTTGAATTTGATGTTCGTGGTTTAAGACCTGTTACCAGATTTTATCCCTTCTTTGAAGGTATTGATATCAGCAATTATGTTGTTCCAAAATTACTTGAAATTGAAATGATTTCAGGTAAATTTGAAATTGGAGAAACTGTTGTTAGTGGTCCTTTTGATACAGAGACACAAATTACATTTAGATTATGTAAACCAAATCATAAAACAGGACCTTTTGACGGATCTGAATTTGAAAATAATATTCAACAGGTAGAAATTGATAATAATGGCAATATAGCTCCTACTGGATTGTCTCCTGCTTTTGATCCTGGTGTTTATACACTAAATCCTTATACTCAACAAACAATTGAAGATGATTACAGCGAATCTTCAACTTTCTTAAACGTTGATACTCTTGCACTTCAACTTCCCGCAGAAACTGAGTTTTTTGGTTTAGTTAAGGAAGAAATGACACTCATTGGAAATACTTCTGGTGCTGTGGCGAAAGTTAGTAGAGTCAGATTAGTTTCCGATAATGCGGGAAGACTTTTTGGTTCGATATTCATACCAGATCCAAATGTAATCGGAAATCCAAGATGGATAAATGGAGAGAATACATTTACTGTTATTGATACTCCAAATTTAAGTGATCTTGGATTAGTATTTGACGAATTTATACCAAATCAAAGAGTTAATGAAAGTTCAGCGGAAGCAGAGTATATTTCGTCGGGAAATATTAATATTGAAGAAACTACAATTACTACAACAAGAAATATTACTATAATTCCTGAAAGAGTACGAAATACAACTACCATTACTAATACCACAACTAATACCACAACTACCACTACAACTAATACTGTTGGAGGTCTTCCAGATGGTGATTTTGGATCTTGGGAGATGTGGGATCCACTGGCACAATCATTCTACGTACAAGATGCTTCTGGAATTTTCTTAACATCGTGTGATGTTTACTTTGAAACAAAGGATAATCAAGTCCCCGTAACATTCCAAATCAGACCAATGATTGCTGGTGTTCCTAGTACATTAGTGGTTCCATTCTCAGAAGTTACTTTAGAACCAAGTCAAATTAATCTTTCGACAGATGGATCTGTTCCTACTAGAATAAGATTCCCATCTCCAGTATATTTAAATGGTCCTAGAGAAGTACAAACTAGACAAGCACCTATTGGATCTCAGCAAGCATCAGAATATGCTATTGTTCTTCTTTCGGGAAGTCCAAATTATAGAGTGTTTATTTCTGAGTTGGGACAGAATGATATCGCTACTGGAATAAAATTATCAGCACAATATACTTTAGGAAGTTTATTTAAGTCACAGAATGGATCAGTTTGGACTCCTTCTCAACTTGAAGATCTTAAGTATAAACTTTACAGGGCGAATTTTGTATCTGAAGGATTGGCTAGATTTTTCAATCCATCTCTTTCAAAGTCAAACAAAAAAGTAACTGTAACTGGGGCAAATCAACTACTTCCGATTTCTAAAAAATCAGTTGTTGGTCTTGGTAGTACTGGATTTGATGAAGTAAATGTTGTTCCTGGTGTATCTTTAGTTCAAGGAACTGCAACTGGAACTTTATTATCGATAGGTGGAGATATTTCAGTTGGTTCTGGTGCTTCTGTTCTTAATGTTGGTACTGGTTACAGTTCTTCCGCAATTTTATCAAATATTTCTCTAGAAACAGTAACTGGAGATGGATTTGGAGCAGTAGCAGACTTGACCACTAATTCTGATGGTGAAGTGAATGTGATTTCTATTACTAGTGGTGGAAACGCATATTCTGTTGGTGATGTTTTAGAAATTCCTGAAAATGCATCAATTAATAGTGGTTTTGGAGCAAGATTCCAAGTTACTTCTATCGCATCAAATAATACTTTTATAATTGGTGATATACAAGGTCAGTTCTCTACTGGTATTACTACAATTTCTTATATAAATTCTTCAGGTATAACTACTTTTGTTGGTCCTGGAGTAATTCCTTCTAGTGTAATTGACGATCAATATAATACTGGTCTTCATATGAAGATATATCATGCAAATCATGGAATGCATTCCCCAGAAAACTATCTGAGAATTTCTGATATGAGACCTACTTTTGATGGAGGAACTTTATCTGAAACTACTACAGAACTTAGTGCTTCGGAACAATCAGTTACTTTAGAAGATGCTAGTGGATTTAGTACTTTTGAGGGTAATGCTGTTGATGGAGGAAATCCTGGATATGCATTGATTGGAAAAGAACTTATTGAGTATACTGGAATTACTGGAAATACACTCCAGATTTCCCAAAGATCAGTTAATGATGTAAAACCTCCAACTTATGCTATTGGATCACAAGTTGAAAAGTATGAATTTAATGGAATTTCATTGAGAAGAATCAATAAAGTTCATAATCTTTCTTTGGTAGATCAAACCAAACATCCAACTACTCTCAATAGTTACCACATTAAACTTGAAATGGGTGCTACCGATTTTGAAGGTACTTCTATTGGTGTTGATAGGACAAATGATAGATATTTCTTAGAAACTGTCCAAAAAGGAAGAGCAGGTACAAACCTAAGTTCTAATATTCAATATGAAGCGATTACTCCTAACTTTGCAACCATAGTTCCTTCACAGACAACAATGGATGCTAGATTGAGATCTTTTGCTGGAACTAGTGTTGGTGGAAATGAAAATTCATTTAGTGATTTGGGATTTGAAGATATTTCTATCGGAAGAATCAATTTGTTACCAACACCTAGAGTTGTTTGCTCCAAGGTAAATGAAGAAAAGAATATCGGAACCTTATCCCCAGGATCCAAGTCTTTGACTATGGAAATGTTGATGAAGACTAATAATTCTTTAGTTTCTCCTGTTATCGATTTGATTAGAACTAATGTTGTTTTAACTAGTAATTTGGTTAATAATCCTAATGGAATTGGAGACAATTCTACATATGCAACTTCAGATAATACTAGGACTTTGTTTGATGATGATCATTCTACCATTTATATCTCAAAACCAGTTAGATTAAAACTTCCAGCAAACTCTCTCAAAGTTCTTCTTTCGGCAAGTAGAACTAATCAAAATGATGTTAGAGTTCTTTACAGATTGTTTAGATCTGATTCTCCTGAAATTTCTCAAAACTACGAATTATTCCCAGGATATTCTAATTATCAAGTAGATGGTCGGGGAATAAAGAGAGTTATTGATAATTCGTTGAATGATGGATCTTCTGATAGTAAGATTATTGAAACATCAAATCCATCCTTTAGAGATTATGAGTATAGTGTAGATGATTTGCCAGAGTTTGATGCATTTTCTATTAAGATTGTAATGGCATCTGAAAATCAGGCAGTACCGCCAGAAGTTAAAGAATTGAGAGCAATTGCAACTATCAAACCAACAGAATAATATGGATTACATAAAGGTAAAGGATAAAAACCATCTCGTTAGAGATTCATTCTCTAACGGGATAGTGAATACGGATTATGAAAACTACAAAAAGTATATTGAATCCTATAAGCAAAAACTATCCGAAACTAAAAAAATAAAAGATCTTCAAGAAGAAGTATCTTCAATGAAAGAAGATCTTAGTGAAATTAAATCTTTATTGAGGAGTATTGCAAATGAATCCAAATGAAATTGAATTGAATACAGTGTCCAAATCTTTCGAATATGAGAAGATTTCTAGAGACATAGATAGTATAGAAGATTTAGATACTTTGAAGAATGTAGCAAAGTCTTATCTGAAATTATATTTTAAACAACAAGAAGTCTTAACTAAACTATAATGGCACAACCATCTACGAGACAAGAGTTAATAGATTACTGCCTAAGAAAACTGGGAGCACCAGTTTTGGAGATTAACGTTGCTCAAGAGCAGATTGAAGATCTTGTAGATGATGCCGTTCAATATTTTCAAGAAAGACATTTTGATGGTGTTTATCCTACATTCTTAAAATATCAAATAACACAAGATGATATTGATAGGGGTAGAGCAACAGGTTTTTCTGGTGTTGGAATAGCATCAACTTCTGCTGTTGGTGCAGGAACAACATTTAATTTCTATGAAAATAGCAATTATCTACAAGTTCCAAATTCTGTTATTGGTGTAAATAAAATATTTACTTTTGGTGGATCAAACTCCATCTCAAGTGGAATGTTTAGTATTAAATATCAATTGTTTCTGAATGATATTTACTACTGGGGTTCTACAGAACTTCTTACTTATGCTATGACCAAAACATATTTGGAAGATATTGATTTCTTACTTACTACACAAAAGCAAATAAGATTCAATCAAAGACAAGATAGATTATATTTGGATATTGATTGGTCTAGTGTAACAGCAGGAGAATACTTTGTTATTGACTGTTATAGAATGATGGATCCTTCTAGTTATTCTCAGGTCTGGAATGATTCATTTCTTAAAAAATATCTTACATCATTGATCAAACGTCAGTGGGGTCAAAACTTAATTAAATTCCAGGGAGTCAAACTTCCTGGTGGGGTGGAGTTAAATGGAAGACAAATTTATGATGATGGGCAAAGAGAACTTGACATAATCATGGATCAAATGTCTTCAACTTATGAACTTCCACCTTTAGATATGATCGGATAAACTAATGCTAAATCCATTTTTTCTTCAAGGTTCTAGGGGAGAACAGGGTCTTGTTCAGGATCTTATCAACGAACAGTTAAAGATTTATGGTGTAGAAGTTTACTATCTTCCTAGAAGATATGTAACTGAAAAAACCATAATGAAAGAAGTTGTTGAATCAGAATTTAGAAATGCTTACCCAATTGAAGCATATGTGGATACTTATGATGGATATGGTGGGCAAGGAACACTTCTCTCGAAGTTTGGAATACAAGAAATTGATGATCTTACTTTAATTATTTCTAAAGAGAGATATGAAAACTATATTGGACCATTATCGAAAGATATACCAGACGCAAAACTTACTAGTAGACCAAAAGAAGGTGATTTAATTTACTTTCCACTAGGAGATAGATTATTTGAAATTAAGTATGTTGAGCATGAGCAACCATTTTATCAACTCAAGAAAAATTATGTGTATGAGTTGAAATGCGAACTCTACAGATATCAGGATGAAGATATTGATACTGATGTAGAATTTATTGATGATAACACGGAAGATATTGGTTATATTCAAACCCTACAGATGATTGGTGCAGGTTCTACTGCGACTGCAACAGCAAATATTGTAAATGGTGGTGTTCAGTATGTCCAAGTAACTAATAGAGGTCAGGACTACTTAAGTGCACCGAGAGTGGCATTTTCGTCAGCACCAGATGGAGGAACAACTGCTGTTGGTATTGCAACCATGCTTGGTGGACTTATCTCCTGCACACCAGATGATAAGATGAAGCTTATGGTTCAAGGTGTTGAACTTAGAAATGTAGGTTCTGGATACACCGTAGCACCTAAAGTTCTTTTCTTCACTGATGGAGAACCAGGAACTGGAGCAGAAGCAACTGCATATATCAATGATGGAGTAGTTGGTATTATTACAGTTACTGACGGTGGTGGAGGATATGTAACATCACCATCAGTATCTTTTGTTGGTATCGGTTCCACTTCTGCTCAAGGATATGCAGTTGTAAGTGCCGCAGGAACTATAACAGAAATAAGAATTACTAATGCTGGTTATGGTTACACAGAAGCACCAACAATTACAATTTCGGATCCAACTTCTCTTGGAGGTTCTGGAACTTATACTTACAATGAGATTGTTACTGGATCTTCTAGTGGAGTCACTGGAAGAGTCAAATCTTGGAACGCTGTTACAAATGTTCTAGAAGTTTCCAACATAAATGGAGACTTTACAAATGGCGAATCTTTAGTTGGAGATGAATCTGGCGCATCCTACGCATTAAGAATACTAAATACAGATAACCTAGCAGATTCTGGAGATTCTACTAACAAAGCTGGTCAGTATGAAGATAATAAGATTATTCAAACTGAAGCAGATGGTATTTTAGATTTCACAGAAACAAATCCGTTTGGAATGCCTTAAAAAATTATTTAACGAGAGAAAATGTTTGAGTATTTTTATCACGAGATTCTTAGAAGAACTGTAATTGGTTTTGGAACTCTCTTCAATAACATCATCATTAAGCAGAGAAATAGTTCTAACCAAATTGTATCCCAAATTAAAGTTCCTCTAGCGTATGGACCTACTCAAAAATTTCTGGCAAGACTGAATCAGTCTCCAGATGATTTGAACAATCCAGTTCAAATTACATTACCAAGAATGTCTTTTGAGTTTACTGGATTGACTTATGATAGTTCAAGGAAAGTTACTACTACTCAATCATTTTTAGTCCCATTAAAAACTGATAATTCTAAAGTTGCTAAAGTTTTTATGCCTGTTCCATACAATATGGAATTTGAACTTAGCATTATGACAAAACAAAATGATGATGCTCTACAAATTATAGAGCAAATTCTTCCATATTTCCAACCAGCATATACTTTAACTATAGATTTAGTAGATGCTATTGGAGAAAAAAAGGATGTTCCATTTACTCTGAATAATATTAATTTTGAAGACAGTTATGAAGGAGATTATAGCAGCAGAAGAGCACTTATTTACACATTAAGATTTACAGCGAAGACATATCTATTTGGTCCAGTTCCATCAGATACTTCCAAGGATATTATCAAAAAAGTATCTATTGGTTATGTTGCTGGAGATACCCGTGGGTCAGTCAGAGATGTTACATATAGAACAACTCCAGTTGCGACACAAAGTTATACAGATAACGTAGTAACTACTCTCTCAAGCGATTTAGAGATTGCTACAGACATCTTTAGTGTTGCTGATGCTTCATCACTAATTGTCAACGAATTTATTACTATTGATGGAGAAACCATGAAGGTTACAAATGTCAATGGAAATGAAATTCAAGTAGAAAGGGGTTCTTATGGAACACCAATTACTGAGCATGTATTGGGAACCGATATTAAACTTATCACATCTGCAGACAACTCTCTCATAGAATTTGGAGATAGTTTTGGATTTGATACTACATTCTGATTATGAAAGATCAATTTGAAAATCTAAATGAAGTTTTTAATACAAAAGATGAGGAACCTGTGGAATTAAAAAAAGTTGAAGCAGTTGAAGTTGAAGCAAAAAATCTTGGTGATAAGGTCAAAGATGTTGTTGTAGACATTGATAAAGATTACAAATATACGAGAGGTAATCTTTATTCTATTATTGAGAAGGGTCAGGAAGCACTTGATGGAGTTTTAGAACTTGCACAAGAGAGCGATTCTGCTCGTGCTTATGAGGTTGCTGGACAACTTATTAAGAGTGTTGGTGATGCTACAGATAAACTATTGGACCTTCAAAAAAAACTTAAGGATCTTGAGGAAGATAATACAAAGAAAGGTCCTACAAATGTCACCAATGCTTTGTTTGTGGGTTCCACTGCCGAATTATCCAAACTCCTGAAGCAGAACAAAGAAGAAGAATAAATAATAAGGATAATACTTAGAAATTATGAGAGACGGTAAGTCTTCTAAAGACAAAGATTATTCACTTCGCGACTGGTTTAAAGGTGGTGGATGGAAGCAAACTGGTGGTAAGTATGATGGAAAACCTTGTGCAAAACAACCAGGTCAAACCACTAAACCATATTGTCGTGATGCAGATGATCGTGCAGCAATGAGCAAAGATGAAAGAGATAAGAGAGCTGCTAAAAAACGTAAAGAAGATCCGAATCCAGATAGAAGAGGGAAGGCAAAGAACGTGGCAACTGAAGCAAAAGAAGAACTCCGATATTGTCCCAAATGTAAGAAAGCAGAGAAAAGATCTGACTGCGCTTATGGTACAAGTTATTGGGATAACAATGCTGAACCAATAACAGTAGAAGAAGGCAAAAAAGATGCCTGCTACCATAAGGTCAAATCACGTTATAAAGTTTGGCCAAGTGCTTATGCTTCTGGCGCATTAGTAAAGTGTCGTAAGAAAGGTGCAGATAACTGGGGAAATTCTACTAAGAAAGAAGAGTTTAGTCCCGCACAAATTGCTGCATTAGAAGCAAATGGATTTGTAGAACTTGATGAAGCAGGCAAGAAGTGCTGGAAAGGTTATAAGAAAGCAGGAACTCAGAAACTCTTCGGCAAGACTTATAACCGTTGTGTAAATGAAGGTTCATTTACTATTGATCCAAAAGCACACAACAAAGAAAAGCGTGCTGCAAAGATTGGTAATCTTGCTAGAAATACTTCTAATCCTGGAGAAAAAGCAGCAGCAGAAAATAAAGCAAAAGGTCCAAAACTTTATGGAGAAAACATCACTATTGAAGATGCAAATGGAAACACTTTTGCTGAAGTGATTGATGTAATTAAAAATCCTTTGGTTTCTGAATCCTGCTGTTCTAAGTGTGGTAAAGAACCTTGTGAATGTGGAACTAAGAGATATCGTGGTGGTAGTGCTGCAAAACCAGGACCAAATAAGAACTATGTGAAACCAATGGGTGAAGGGATTGAAGAAGCAGTAAGACTTCCAGCAAAAACTGGAAATATTGTTATAGTCAACTTTGGTTGGAGAGGAAAATACTACAGCATTAGAATTTTCTTCCCACAAACAAAAGTTCCCAATAAAGCAGAAGTACAGAACGAAATCAATAAAGTTTATCCAGGAGCAAGAGTTTATAACTTTATGGTTTCTGATTATGAACCAGGACAACCTTTACTTCAGGTAACTGAGGGTGCTGCTTGGACTAAAAAAGCAGGTAAGTCTGAATCTGGTGGTCTGAATGAAAAAGGTCGCAAGTCTTATGAAAGAGAGAATCCTGGTTCTGACTTGAAGGCACCATCAAAGAAAGTTGGTAATCCTCGTAGAAAGTCATTCTGTGCAAGAATGAAAGGTATGAAGAAAAAACTTACTTCTTCCAAAACTGCTAACGATCCTGATAGCAGAATCAATAAGTCCCTTAGAGCTTGGAACTGCTGATATGAAAAATTTTAAAGAGTTTATTTCAGAAAGCGTAAACATTGCTGGTGATTTTACTGGCAATCTTTACATGAATGGGCAACCAGAACAAGAACAAACAAATGAAGAAAACTTTTATGCTGATATAGTTTGGGAAGGTAAAATCTACCGTTTACAGTTTGCTACTGAGCATAAGGGTCTTCCTTCTAGGGAAGAGTTAGCAGAGCACATTCAGAATGAGTATCCTGGTGGTATTGTTCATAACATCTATCCAGTAATAGAAGCAAATAAGAATTATAGAGTCAAATCTGTAGAAAGATATCAACCAGAAGCATTGACTTGGAAAACTGAACTTTGAGGTAAATTATGGCAAAAGATTTTTTATGGGGTGAAGAATTTAAACTTGATGTTGCTCGTGGAAAAGCAAGAGGTGCTTCTGTAAGAAACATCTTCGGTCAGAATGATTCTCAAACAACTACCTTTAGGGCAGTTTGGGAAAAATCTAACGATACGGATTATGTGTTCCCAACTACTGCTCAAGTTATGAGAGTGGCAAGTGATGATGTACTAGATGCGAATGTTCAGATACTAATCAAAGGTCTTGATGCAGATTATCTGGAAATTTCGGAAGTAGTAACACTTACTGATACAACTACTGTTCCAGGAAGTGTATTAAAAGACACCACACAACAATTCTTTCGTATTAATGATGTAGTTACTGTCGGAACACAAAACCTATTGACAACCAGTACAGTTACAGTACAAAATGTTGGACAAACTATTGTATATGCCCAAATTGATCCTGGACACGGTAGAAACCAGGCAGCAATTTATACAGTTCCTGCAAATTGTGAGTTTTATTTGTACCGTCTTGATGGATTTTCTGCTGA